GTTGTCTGGTAACGTTTCGCGGCCTCTTCGATCAGAGCCGAACCATCGGCCCATGCATCGTTAGCTCGGGTCAATTGCTCGGTTAGAATTCCGTTAGCGTTTGCGAGACGCATAACCGCGTCTCGCTGGCGAATCTCGGTAATGCCTAGCTGGGTAAGGGTGGCGTTAACATCGCCCCCAGATTTGCGCATACCCGACAGTCCATTGATAAACGCATCGATAGCCCCGGCTGCGTCAGTACGGAATAGGTCGGAGAACTGCTGTACCGACATCCCGGCGACCTCAGCGAATTGCTGTACACGTTTGTTTCCGGTAGAGATGTCATTGCCTAGGCGAAGCATGAAGGTGGATATCGCGCTACCTCCTGCCTCCGCCTCGATACCTACCGAGGAAAGAGCCGTGGAGAATGCCAATACCTCTGCCTCTGACAGTCCTAGCGTGGCTCCGGCTCCGGCAATTCGGAGCCCCATAGCCAGAATCTCAGCTTCGGTCGTGGCTGCGTTGTTTCCAAGATCAACAATCGTCGCTCCGAGTTTCCCGATATCCTCGGGAGCCGTTTGCATAATGTTCATCATTCGAGCGAGGGACGTTGCCGCCTCTTCCGAAGAAAGGTTTGTTGCGACGCCCATAGCAACCATAGTTTCGGTGAAACCAAGAATGTCCTCACGGGCAACCCCGAGCTGCCCGGCTGCCGAAGCAACACCGGCAATCTCCGCATGAGTTTGGGGCAAAACCTTAGCCAAGCCACGGATCTGTTTCTCAAGATCCGCCATTTGCTCGGGCGTACCGTCAACGGTCTTCTCAACGTTGGCCCATGCCGATTCCCAATCCACCGCCGCTTTAGCGGCGTATCCGAGAGCCGCAGCTATCGCGATACCTGCGCCCATGACGACCGGGCCTATTTCTTGGAATGCGTCATGCATCTGACGCTGCGCTTGCTCCATTTTGTACGCCTCGCGTTGAGCGACGCGCATGGATTTTCCAGCTTCGAGGAATCCTTGTTTAAATCCTGAGGGGTCGGCCAGCAGCCGCACCTTTACATCTCGATTAGCCATTAGGCCGACCCTCCATTGTGTTTTTGACTAGGGAAACGTAAAGACCGTTTCCGGTGTGGCCTTGTTTTTCTAGGCTCTGTTGTTCCCCTTGTTTGATTTGACAGCCACGACAGCGGCGCGCTTCGGCTCGATAGGCAAACCGGCTACCGCCCGTTTCCTCGCTCCATTCATCGGGCATCGTTCCGCACCCGCTACAGCGGGTGCGAGAATTGATGAACTGATGAATAGCTTTAGAACGGTCTTGTTTAGACCAACGGAGAAACTCAGAGTGCGGAATGCGATATTCCGCACATACGTCTAGCTCGATAGCTAGAGTCGCGTCGTGGCGTGCCCTTTTCCCACAGCGTCAAGGTTGGGCTGTCGGTTCGATTCATTCAGCGTGAGAACCGCGACCCAGATGGAGCGACGTTCTCCTTTAGACATCTTCTTGAGAGCTGCTGACCAGTCGTCAGCAGTCATCCCCTCGTCAGTGCAGGCAGCCAACAGAGCGGGGCGGAATGTGTCTTCATTCCAGATCGTGTCACCCTCGCCCTCTTTGGTTTTTTGCTCAGCAGTGGGTGGATGCGCATCAATCAGCGCGTCATATTCGTCAGCAGGCAGTGACGTGATCTTGATCTTGACGTAGCAACCCTCAAGCGCTCGCGCGATCGATTCCAGATCCCGCTTAGCTGTCTTGTACTTGGTGCTCGTCTTCTTTCCCGACCGAAGAATGTCATTAGCCGTTGACTCGGCAGCCGTGAGCTGCCGAGTCAAATCGGTCGGGTTCTTAATCTCAAACGGATACTCAATGCTGGGGAGTTCCCGATTAAGTAGCGCGTCTTTAATCGACATAAACCCTCCCGGTAATTAAGGTGCAGGGATTGCCGGGAGCGGCACATCCTGGCCAGGTACAGCCGTCTGTGCAAAGTCCACAGTGATCTGTGCAGGGTCACCCCCGACAGACAGCGGCTTGGAGATGGCCACAACCTCTACGGGGTAGACGTCGCAAGCCTGTCCTTCAACGTCGCCACCGTGGGCAATCAGGATGAATCCGCGATCACCGAGAGAAAAGAGCGTTCGCACGTCCTCAGTGTCCGCAGACGCGTAAAACACAAGCTGCGCATCCTCAGGATCAATACGACCAGCAATCCGAGCGGTAAACCGGCTACCAAGGTCAGGCACGGGGACACGGTTAGCGGACACACCCCAACCGGGGGCGTCCGCAATCTCGGCAGTCAAATCAACAGAGGTGACGGCTTCAATTTCAAGGCGGGTAACCGCGTTGATGTCGGCAACTTCAGTGAGCCAATAAACCCGCGCCTGTTGCGGGTGAATGTACCGGGTAACCGGTGCAAGGGGAGCAGGC